ACGTTGTGTTTTTACGTGAAACATTATTTTACCCCACCATCCATGATCCTTGCCCCTGATTCATAAAGCTATCTTGTGGTATTACTGTATGATCTGTTTCCAGGCTTAACACTCCATGCACCATGCTTCTTGCTCCATCTGCTCCATGTGATGCCCAATTGCCTAATGGTGTGCGCCTAAAGCAACCAGCCCCTTTATTCCACTCTTTCCTGTAAGCATCCATACATTTTATAAGCTTTGAACATTTATCAGAAACAAATCTAAACCTATAAAACATTCTTCTAACTTCGTTTATATCTTCTACAACATCAGCCGCACGTTCTATGCGCTCAAAGTCTATGCCTACGTCCTCTTTAGCCCTTGCAATCCTGTTCTTGCCTGATATTATATCTCTTTTGTTTATGTCATGTGGTGCAAAGTGCTTGCCATATATATAATCTTTCTTATCCATTTCAATCTTATAATATTCCATTCCTTCGCCTGAGTGTGACACATAGTCAACAATATCAACCCATTGCCCGGTAACCTGAAAGAATACAATTGTCATACCCTCGGATGCTCCAATGCCTAAGTCCCATGCTGTGTGTACCTGCTTATTAGGGTTTAATAGCCCATCGTTAATACGCCCGTCTTTCCTTGCCTGTGACATCTGTGTAGAATAATAAGCCCCCACTACTGCTGCTTCAAATGCCTCATCCGGAGTAGAAGGAAACTCTCGTTTCATTTCGTCTTGCTGTGTGTCGTATTTCTTAGTATACCAAGCCTTTTGCCTGCTTGTTAGCTCAATACCATGTTTGCTTTTTAATCCATCAAAATACTTTGTCATCTCATCAGGAACCAGTGTATTATCAGTGTCCTCTTGTGACAGCGAGTATTCCGGTTTCTTCCACCAGGGAAAGAAGAAGTGTTTAAAATCCATCTTTGTTAACTTAGAGCCTGTTAATTGCATATCCCTTGCCTTTTTATCAAGCTCGTAGTAGTGACCCTCCATTCCTTCTGCTGTTGACTCTATGGCTATAAATTGCCCTGCATGTACTGTGTTTAAAGCTCCTGTTCTTATCTCTTTGGCTTTCTCTGGGTATTTAGCACAAATCTTGCCGTATTCTGATATTAACAAGTATTGGAGCGTTGCTGATCGCAAAGACGTTCCAACCCTAATAGCTGAGTTATTAGAAAACTTTAACTCCCTTGCGCTGTCTGAGTCTGCTTTCCTCATGTCTTTTATGCTTTGAATCTCAATATTATCATATGCATACTTAACCTTGTCCTGAAAGAATGAGCTTGCGTCGTCCATGTTATGAGCTATAATTCCGGCCCTGGTATTGGCCTTAAAGAGGCAAGCATCGAGAAAGAAAATACAAAAAAATGTTGTTATGCCGTGTTGCCTTGATTTTAATATCTCGTTTAGATACCACAAGCCGGAGTATAGTTTAGCCTGAACCTCCCTGTCTTTAGGTTTAAACTTTATTTTTTTACCTGCCTCATCAATGATATAGTAAAGGTTGTTAAGCCTCCACCATCTATCTGAGAGCCTTGTGTCTTTCATTCGTCCTCACTTGGTATAACGCCCATATCTTGCTCTGCTTGGTCGAGTGCTTTTTTTAAATCAATTGACCCTGATAGCTCTATGTTTTGCTTGTCTTTCCACCCTGCCCTGTTTTTCAACCAAATAAACGCGGCTCCTGTATCTGGCGGGTAGTGTTTTATTGTTGGGACTATCAGCGGCACCCCACTATCATTAAATATCTTGTCTTCTGGATGCTGATATCCTTTAGCCCTATGGTATAACGCTTGTGCTATTTCTGCGTCTGCTCTTTCCTTGCCATTCTTTATGGACTGTAAAAATTCAGGGTGGCTTTTCTTCCAGTTATTTATTGTTTTCTCACAAACACCAAAGAAATCAGACAGTTGGACATCGGTAGCACCTAATAAACAAAACTTATATACTTGCTCTGCATATTCTTTCTTATATGGTGTTGGTCTACCTGCTGGCATCTTACCCCCATATTCCTACAATGATTGTAATTAAAAGTATTATTATAATTGCGTGTACCATTTATTTATCCTTTTTTTCTTTTAATTCGACCTTTGGAACTTTTGTACTAAAATCAGTACATTGGCCTTTGTTTTTCTCTACACATCTATAATGATTTTTTGTTGGTGGAAAGCTTGCTCCAGTAATAAAGTTTATTTTCTTGGTGTCGGTTGAACATACAGCCCCGTTTAAATGGTTTAACATGTATTTAGCCTTGTAGTCATCGTCTAAAACTCCCTTGTAGTTTTTGCAATCAACATATATTGTCACACTTTCCATAATACAACTCCAAGTATTAAAATTGCCCATGCTATAACTACAATCACTTTTAAAAACTGGTCTTTGCTTTCTTCATCCATAGTATCATTTTAGCTATAAGTATTATCAGATATATTATTATACCTGCTGTTGCTATTGTGAACCCAACTAAATTAAACACTTATTTCTTTTTCTTTTTATATTCAAATGCTTTATCAAGTCTGTTGGTAACTGTTTTCTTGTTTTGTATATAACTACCTGCTGGACCTGCTGTTCCTTGTGGTTTTGGTTTCTTTGGTTTCTCTGCCTGGTTGCCCTTAAATAAGTTTTTCATCCACGTCATATTAATTCCCCCTTGTAAGGTCTTCACCTAACCATGTGTCTTTGTTTAAAATGATAGATCCTATTAGTATTACAATTGCTGTTGATATTATCCAGATTAAAAACATGAAACTCCTATTGATATTATTACCTATGTTATAAAAAATATTAATGCTTTCCATATGTCCTCGTCTGATTGTCGGATAAAAACATAAGCCATTATTCAGGCTTCCATTTAAAGATATAATCCATAGTATCAAACTCTTGCCAATATTTATAAACACCGCGTATTACACCACGAAAGATTAACACCCCCAACACTGGAATACCTGCTTTTTTAAGCTTCCCGATAACATAAGTATCAAACCCAGGAGAAAATGTTTTGTCAACAATTTCATCATATGGTATTCTGACTGTTATCTCTTTCATATCCCCTCTTTTGTTTTAGTATGTGCACTCTCAAAGGGGAGGTGGACATTAACCCACCGTCTGGTTTTTATAACTGTGATCAACAGTCCCCGTAAGATGTTTGTTTTATTACTCTGCGCGCGTCCGAACATTTCGTAAAACGTCTCTCTACTATCCCCTCTGACAAAACACATACTATTTAACAACCTCCTCTTGGTATCATGCCTGCACCTCCACAAAATGACTAAATAGATATACCATCTCTGTTGCTTCTGGCTCTTTTTCTTCTATATTTTTTATGATTGTATTTGTATCAGGTGGGAACAGTTGTTCAGTTGATTTTAAATCATTGTAACTGTTTGTTTTAAAAATCTCTGTCAAGTCCATTTAAAGCCTTTCAAGTGATTATTCTTATAATATCTCATATCCGCAAGCTCTTGTCAACACTTATTATATAGTTGCTATACTATTTTATTTCACTTTTCTTTGAAAAAAAGCTTGACAACAATCTAATTGGGTGTAATAGTGTATTTATGGACAAAACAAAAACACATAACAGGGAGAAGAAAATGAAAAAATGGATATTTAATGGAAAACCTAAAAGCCAAGCACAGTTAAATAAACTCGGTTATCGAACAGGTCAAAATGAAGATGGTACTTTGGGAATAGCAGGAGAACCAAAAGAGAAAGGTAATTGGACAACTTGTGAAAGACACACCTTAAAGCCTGCTTTAAAGGCAATGGTATGAATATATCAAGAATAACAGCAATGATAATTAAAGGTAATGAGGTTGATTGTGACTCAGCAGGTCCAGATGAAAACGGTAAATTTGCCGGATGGATATCAAGGATGGAGCGTGGGAACTATAGACCCCTTTTAAATACAGAACCAATTTATGATAGTGCGGAAGTTGCTATCAAAGAGATGGAAAGTATCGTTAAGGAAATTAATCGACTTGAATTATAATTAACCAGTCACCCTGCATCTGATTGAGATCAGGTTCAGGAATGAGAGGTTAACTTTAATAAGGAGGCAACATGGCAGGAGGAAAGCGAGAAGGAGCAGGCAGACCATTAGGCTCTGGCAGGGCAATAAAAAAGATTGCTATCAGCACACACCTTGAACCAGAGACTATTACAACACTGCAATGGTTTAGAAAACACCGTAAGATTAAGATAGGTGCTTTTATAGATCAATCAGTAAAGCTTTTAAAAGATAAACTACTTAAAGGATTGGAGGAGAAATGAAAAAGCTTATAAAAGAGTGGTCTTGGTGTTTGTATTTGGGGGTAGCCTTGGCAGCTATCGGGCATCCTGTCCCTAATATTGAATTTTTTATTGTTGACTTTGGAACGATATTTCTCGTGATGTGGAGTAAAGCATGAAACAACTAACTAAAAAAGGCTTTTGGCGCGGCATATTCTTTATGCTTTCGCTATGTTCCTTGATAACTCTTGGAGCTTATTTTGACAGTAATTCAACTACAGTATTAACAGCGAATGAAATTTTAATATCAGTATTATTGTTTTGTTCGTTTGTATTGTTTGGGTATGCTGTTATATGGAATGAAGGGAGATAAAATGAAAAACTATAAACGCTTAGAATTTAGAACCCGTAAAAAACAACTTGAGCTTAACAAAAAGATTAAGCATGTTGAAACCTATAACCAGTATTTAATAAGGCTTGCTTGCTTACCAGAGGAAACAAACCCTATTCAATACTTGCCTACTGCTTTTTGGGTTGAACCTGTTAGCATGGATGATCTGCCTTATTGTGTTGTATCTGGTTCTTAAAAAGAAAAGCCCGATTGATTTTTAGTCTTTCGGGCTCCCCTACAAGAAGGCTTGAACATAATACTAAACAAGTTAATACCAGAGGAGCAAGCGCGATTCCGTTACTCTTTGTACTCGTGGTACATGAGCTATTAAAATAATAACATACCTTAAATCTAAACACAAGTCACTTGACCGTACCTACACAAACCTGTTGTGCTTATTTATGTTTTAAACTTATTCCCCACGGAGCCTCATCATTACAGCCCACCCTTGTGATTTTATTGCCTTTTATGACTACTAAAGCACAGTCTAAATAGCAATCCATATCATTCACACCACCGAGATAAACATCTTTAA